AGACACTCGATATTAATACTAATACGATTAGTGCTATATCACCAGCACAGTCTGTAAAACTAACGACCGATTTGGATTTGGATGGAAATAATATTATTGGATTAACTACTCTTAACGGTATACAAGCATCGGGTGGTGTATATTCAAATACAGGTGGTTTTAACTTTTCAGGAGCGACACCAACGACTAACTTATTAACTTTTGGAACAAGTTATGGGTCAACAGATATAGATAGCGATGTATTTAAAGCTGGTGATATTTATACTCTTAAAATTGGTGGACAATTAACATGTGATAATAACGATATTTTTAATATAGCAATAGTTAGTAATTTTGGTTTAGGTTCAGAGTGTGTATTTTCAAACTTTTCTGTATCAATCGATGGAGCTAAACTAAACGACTTTTGGGAAATAGAGATAGATTTTTCTGTTCGTAATATTGGAATTGCAGGTGTTGCATCTATAACTACAAACGGAGATTTTACCTATTTTAATAGTACAAACGTTAAAAAAGGATATGGTATTTCTGGAATACAAAATACAACTTTTGATACTACAATAAACAATAATTTAGCTATTACTTATTCTACTACCGAAACTAGTATTACTAATTTTCAAATTGATCAAGCAAGTTTGATGAAATTTTTCTAAATTAAAAAAAAAATAAATATAAAATTTTGTTTAAAAAAAAATTAAAAAAAAATTAATATGTTTAGTATAATAAAAATATGTCTAATTCAAATCTTGTACGCGTTTTAGAACCAAGAGCGGATGTTAAAGCGGATTTTGACCAGAACCACGTTGTTCTTGGCGGAGCGCAGAGAGTTACTCAAACTATTAACGTTGCTGATAGCAGTCAATTGCTTCCTTCTGCACCTGTAACTGCTATGTGGAGTATCAACCCCCCTAGTAATCAAACTATTGTTGACCGTTTTATGCGTGTCAGAGGATATCTTGAATTCGAATCTGATGCTGCTTTCGAAATTGGAACTAACGATGCTCCCAGGGCGTTCCCTTTAAATTCTATGGTCGATGTGACTACTCTTCAGATTAACGGTGAATCTATTTCGGATAACACCTCTGATAAACTTGCTGCTATGCTTTCCTATGGTAATAACTATGTTGATCGACGTCGTTCATGGTCTACCACTCCTTGTATGCCTGATAACTTTCAGAAATACTCTGATTGGCAACCACATGGAACTGGTAAATCTCCTCTTGCCTTTTACGGTGAAATTAACTCTGAAGACCCCCGAGGTGGATATGCTTATGAGGTTATTTCTCCTACCAAAATCCGTATGGTTGTAACCGAACCTGTTTTCCTTTCTCCTTTGTTTTCTGGTCTTGGAGCACAACAGGAAGGTATGGTTAACGTTAACCAAATCAATCTTAACCTTCGTTTCAAATCTGATACGTCTCTTGGATGGTCTCACTCTGACCTTGGTCAGGCAGTTACTACTGTTACTTGTAAATTTTACCAAGCACCTGAACTTCTTGTAACTTACTTGACCCCTGATAGTCTTCAGGCAATCCCTGATGTTCAAGTTCTTCCTTATGTTAAACCTCAGGAATATATTAAAGCAGTCGCTCCCCTACCTGCTGGCAGTACCACGCAGATTTTCTCTGATTCTATTCGTCTTTCTCAAATTCCTAGACGTGTTTATCTTTTTGTTCGTCATGACCAACAGTCTTCTGGATTTGCTCAAGCGGATGCCTTTATGGGTATTGAATCCATGAGTGTTAACTGGAACAACGAATCTGGTCTCTTGAGTTCTGCTACTAAAGAAGATTTGTTTGAAATCTCTCGCCGAAACGGATGTGACCTTACATGGCAGATGTGGTCTAAATACCGTGGTTCTGTTATGTGTATTGAATTTGGAAAAGATATTGGTCTCCCTGATTCTCTTGCTCCTGGATGCCAGGGTTCTTACACTCTCCAAGTTAATATGACTGTTAAAAATCTTTCTGAAAGTTCTTTCTCTGGTCAGTTCTACATGGTAACTATGAACGAGGGAACTTTTAGCGTCGCTCAGAATTCTGCACGTAGTTCAATCGGAAACTTGACTCCTGAGTTGGTTCTTTCTGCTCGTGATGCCCCTCATATTCCTCACTTTGCTTATGAACAATTGCAAGGAGGTAGCTTCTGGTCCGGATTAAAGAACGTATTTGGAACTATCGCTCGCGGTGCTAGTTCTTTAGCTGGTCCTATTGGCGCTGCGTTCGGACATCCTGAAATTGGCGCTGCAGTTTCTGGATTGGCTGGTCCTTTGGCAAGTGCGTTGGGCAAAGGAAGAAGTGTCGGAGGTTCTAGATTGGTTGGAGGAAGCATGCGTCGTCGTTAATAAAACCTATATAATAAATAATAAAAAGATATAAGAAGGTATATTATGCCTCAAAAATATAAAAAAAATAAAAATTGATATTATATATTTAAAAATTGACAATATATAATCAAAGAATTTCTACACTAAAACTTTTATAATAGATATATTATAAAAAAAGAATAAATATAAAAAATCTTTGTATATTATAAAAGTATGTCACTATTAAAAGCAAATTTAAAACAGCAATATACAGACGAACAAATTAAACGGTCTGGAAGACCTCAACTAACTAATCCCATACAACAACCTCAAGAATTACCTGAACCGTCACAAAAAGGTTTTGAAGAAGTAAAATCAGAACAAGGTGTTGTAAAAGTTGTACTAGAAAGACCCCAACAATCAGATAATTCTAGTGTCTATTACAATCTACAATTAGAAAACACTGAATACACTACTGGAATACCAATTATTGCCAAATTTGATGTTAATCGTGTTGATGAAGTATTGCCTAGAGCAGGTGATTATAGAGTAACTGTAGCACGTTTCCAATTACCAGCAAATATCCCTTTATTTATTTTCCCTGCAGAAGATAGATACAAATACTTCTTAGAACTAACTGATAGAACTAACCCTGATCCGAATAATTGGGTATCTGTAAAGGATTATATAAAATTAGTAGACGACTGTACTACTTGTTTCTATCCAAGGGGTATTTATGGAGTTCAGAATTTTCTCAAATTAATCAACGACACATATCTTCAATTATACAATCAGATGAAATTAATTAATCCGTCTTATGCACCAAAATACTCACCAACTTTTTCTTTTGATGCGGCAACAGAATTATTTACCTTATGGGCAGAAGAATCATATCTTATTAAAGAATATCAGATACGTGCTAACGATGTCTTATTTAACCAATTTTTCCCTGGATTTTATTCTAGAGCAGAATTTGGGGGAGGAGCATCTTCAATTGATGATACAGCACTTATTTTCGTAATTGAAGATACTTTTACTAATAGGTCTGTCATGTTTGAAGATACACCTAACCCTCTAGTATTTTATAAATCAGTTACAGAATTTAGTTGTTTACCCCTATGGAATCAACTTGAAAAAATCTTATTAGAAACAGATAGTCTACCTGTATATGCTGAAATTGTTGGAACTCAACAGGACAAAACAAAAGCAGTGTTACTAGATTTTGAACCACCAAACGATGTCGCCAATCGTCAATTCTATAGTTATACCCCTTCAATATATCGATGGATTGATTTGAAAGGAAACGAACCACTAACAAGGGTTGATTTGAAAATATTTATTGAATATAAAGGAGGTTACAAATTTCCTTTGTATTTACTAGTAGATGAATTGGCAAGTATTAAATTACTTTTTACACAAAAAAATACAGAATACCAATAAAAAAAAAGAATAAATATAAATTATCTTTATAAAGATAAATAAACATGACGAAAAGTAATAATCAATCTCGTGACGATATTCACCAAATAATTAAAAAAGCAAGACCTAATTTGTCTAATTCATCGATCAAGACGTATATATCATCCCTTTATCACCTCTATAAGAAATCTAATAGTAAAGGGTCTTTTGAATCGCTTGATTTCTTAAAGGATTTCAAGGAGATAAGTAAAATAATATCTAGTTTGGAAAAGGAAACGACCAAAAAGGGTAGACTGACTGCTGTTGTTGTTGGGTTAAAGTCTTTACCTAAAAACGATGAACGAGATAAGTTAATTGAAAAATATTCAGACTTGATGGAAAAAGTTGCTGAAAAATATATGTCTTGGGTTAAGACACAGCAGAAGTCTGATACACAAGAGAAAAACTGGGTTGAAGTCGAAGAATTAGATAAAGTAGTTAATAGATTATTTTCAAGAATTGAAGAACGTGAAATTAGGACAAAAAATAACCTATCAAAAAAGGATTATAATTTACTACAAGAATATGTTGTATTGAGGTTATACGATAGTTTTCCAGTCAGAAACGACCTGGCAAATATGACTGTTATATCATCTGAAGACTATGATAAATTGAAGGAGAAAGGTACTAAAAATTACCTTGTAATAAACGGTAAATATAAGATTGTTTTAAGTAAATACAAGAACTCTAAATTTCTAGGAACAAAAGAGTACTTTATTGATTCTAAATTAAAGAAGATTCTTAAACTCTGGTTTACACATAATAAGTCTGGTTTTGTCCTAACCAAACAGGATAGAGATAGAGAACTAGGGAGTAACGGTTTAACCAAACTCATGAATAAAATCTTTCAAAGAGAATTAGGAAAAAATATATCGACTTCACTATTGAGGCATATAAGAGCAACAAAAGACTTGGAGGGAGAACCTTCTATTTTAGAGGCAGAAAAAGCAGAAGAAGAAGTTAAAAATAAATATCTTCATAGTTCTGATATGCATAATAAATACCGAAAAATAGATTAACTTCATAAAACAAACAAAAAATATTTTATATTATTATATTATAAAATACTATGTCTATCAATCATCTATGTAATCCTAACATAGAACCTAAATTAGATTTATATGTAAATTCAGTAACATCAGAAACCCCAATAGATGGTGGTTCTACCAGTTATTGGGAAAATAACGGAAACGTATATCAAAATCCTTCCAATTTATTGATTACGAAATACGGTACTTTAGAAGTAACAGAATACAGATCTCAAAGTCTTGTAAGGATTAGAGGTTCAGGTCTAATAAGGACTTTTAATTTAGTAAACGGAAGTACTACTGAATTTGGAATTAATACTACATCACTTGGATATAAGACTGTAGATGCCGATTATGTGTATGTTGATATACAAAATAAAACTCCTGCTTTTCAAGGGGGAAAAAACGTATCTAGTAAACTATATCACCGAGAAACTCTTTTTTACAACCAACAGGATGGACTTAGATTTATCTTTGAATTACCAGTTATTGATGATAGGGGTGTTTACAACGATTTGTCAGCCGTATTCAATTTTGATGTGATTATTAAAACAATTTTTTAAAAATATTTAGTATAATAAAAAAATACTATGTCAATAAACCATCTTGTTAATCCTAATATTAACCCAAAACTTGACATATATGCCAATAGTATAACATCTACTGTACCAATTGTATCAACACAATCATCGTTTTTAGCTTCAAATCCAGTCTATTCAACTTTTAAACCAGATGGAGCTATCGTCAAATCAGGAGATACAGAAATTGAATATCGTAAACAAATTATGAATATCGACGGTGTTTCTACTACTGTTGTATATTATAAGGAATCAGGTCATGTTTCGTTAGATATACAAATTGGTGCTCCTGATTTACCTAGTTTTAGACTTATATCGTCACAATTACCAGATTTAGACAATCCTGGTGATAAACTACCTTTGTGTACTTCAACAACAGACATATTATACAGTAAACTAGAGATAAAACCAGTTCAACCTATATCTACAGCTAGTGGTCCTTCGTCTGTGTTTATGACTACTGACGAAGCTTATGTTCCAGTTACAGATTTAATTGTAATCAACGTTGATGATTTTCAAGTCGAAAGTAATTTTGGGGGATATAACACACCTGCTAGATATTTTGTAGAATTAGTTTGGAAATATTAAAACTATAATTAAAATTTTTATATGTTGATATAATATAAAAATACTATGTCGATAAACCATCTAGTTAATCCTAATATTAACCCAAAACTTGACATATATGTTAAAAGTCTTACTTTGACTGTACCACCAGAATCGAGTTCTGAAGTAATTGAATTTGATAACACGATATTTTCACCAGAAGGTTTTATTACAGTCACTTCTGATAACCAAGCGGTTGCTGAAATAAAATCTTGTAAATACGATACAGGCAGTAGTATTGTTGATAAGACACTTGTAACTATGAACTTTTCAGGAACTGTTGATATTCTAAATCTGCCTACTGGTTCAACAAATACTCTTAGAGTTATTATTGAATTGGCTACTGGAATACCCTTCCCTGTAAGTTTCTCATCTTTATTGGGATATATTAGCACAACAGCTGGTTCTATTCCTTCTGGTAGTGTATTATGTCAGAAAATACCAATTGAAAAGGTCCAATTAGTACCTGGTTTTCCAAATCAGTTTGACATCGTGTTGGCAGCACCACAAGTAGCTGATGACCTTAACAGTTACACTGCTAGTGACCAACCCTATAGTATCAAAGTTTCGTATGTTACTTCTTAAAAAAATATAGATTTTAAATTTATATTTATGAAAATAAAATATCTTGTATTATAATAAAAGATGTCTACAGAAATTAAAACAGACTACTTCCAAAAACCAGATCAAGATGTTGAAGATATGTTATCAAACGATTTAGATTCCCTATCAGTAGTACCTAAATTAGAAAGGTCTGAATATCATCACCCTATTCCAGAAGATTTTTCAGACGATGAAATTAAGTCTTTGGATGACGGTGATGACCACCCTAGGAATATGTTATTAAGGGAACTTGAAGGTATGTATGACTCTATGTCACACCTTGATTTAAATATTGTTAAAAAATTTTTTAGGTCGGAAAAGATGAAAGATACGGTTAAAAAATTACACCGTGATTTTGAGGAGGATTTTGTAGGAATTCCTAAAGACGATGAAGTATATATCAGGGTTGTAGAAATCCTAGCATATATTGGTATTCCAGTATCAACAGCATCTCATGATGATTTAGAAAGTAATTAAACGATAAATATAAATTTTAAACTATTGTTAGGTTTAAAATTATTTAAGATGAAACAAGTCAAGATGATGTATGAAGTAGTAATCTTTCCTTTCATCACGACCTCTATCAGTCCTACCTGAAACTCTGATGTTTTTTGAGTTAAAGTTCTTTTCTGTAAATTCATATATATATGGAGCATCTATCAAATCAAACACTAAAAAAATTTTATAACCGTTATTAATATGCTCTAGTGCCTTTGCTATCTTATTAGCACCAAGCATGACACACTCATAGTAACCTTTTACACAGTTAATAGTCTTGATTTCTACATAGATATTCTTTTTATGGTCTACAAAATCAAAAGGGTTATACTTATCCAATTTAGCAAGATTAATCCCTAAGTAAGATTCAATTCTAGGTTTAAGTCTTGCTTCAGATTCATCTCCAGTTTTAACATCGGCGTTGATCAATTCTTTGTTAATCATGATTATTTTATTATACCCAAGATAATAAAATTAAAAAAAAATAAATATAAATTAGAACTTATATAAATTATAAAAGAATAAATATAACAATTCCTTATATTATATATCTTATTATCTATATAATTCTTATTTAGATAAGTTCCAAGGTGTATTAACTCTTATTTTACGCACTTATAAATTTACTTCTGCTTTATTCTCTTTCTGGAGGGTTATATAAGGTCTTTTTTAGATAAATTCCTTATTAGATATGTGTAAAAAAACTAAAAACAGGTATAAATACTATTAGTTGATAAATAAAATTGATTTATTAAAATTAGAATAAATATAATTATCAAATATGACGTCAATTCATAATACAAAAAAATATACTTATCTTCAATACAAGATGTTGAAGTTGAAACAAAATATAACAGGTACAAAAATACAAAGGAAATTTGATGGCAGACTTTTGATTGATGTGTATAACGAAGAAAGAGCAATTTGGAATCGTGACGGTATTACTATTAATTCACCAACGTCTGACAAGTATAAATATTACATGAATCGTTACAAACAATATGTTGATTGTAAAGACCCTATATCTATTATGAGATACAGGTCTGGTTTTCATGTTTTGCGTAGTGTAATTTAAATATCTCTTATATATAAAAGAGATATGCCAGATTTTAAAATTTCTACACGTAAGAATAAAAAGTATATGGTAATCACATCAAAAGGTAATACTATTCACTTCGGCGACAAAAGATATAGTCAGTACAAAGATTCAATAGGTAAATATTCTAGTCTAAATCATGGAGATAAAAAAAGGCGTGATAGATATTTGAAACGTGCAAAAGGTATACGAGATAAAGAAGGTAACTTAACTTGGAAAAATAAAGAAAGTCCAAACTATTATTCTATCAAGTATCTTTGGACTTAATAGGTGGTAATAATATACAAGATGACCTTTGAATAGTTTCGTATTGATATATAAGGTCTTCTGTACTAGAATTCATGCTTGGAATATACACATCAGATTTTGATATAGAACATCCCATATTTTTTATTATAATACAAATAATAAAAAAATTTAAACTAAACTACCTCTACTTGGTGGTGGTGGTTTTCTAGTACCCTTTTCTAAATTACGAATAATTTCAATCTCTTCGTTTTCTCTTTGTAATCTTCTTAGAGTATTAACTCTTTGATTAGCACGACGTTCTCTATAACAGCATATAATACAGTCTTTGAATATACACAAACAACATAACAAAATTAGTATAATAAAAGATGCTGTGACTTCTGTAGGCAAACTTTCTATAAATACAACAACTGAGTCAGACATATTTATTTATAGAAAGTTTATAATATTTTATCTATATTATCAGGAAGTTTTTTAAATACAAAATTACTTATTGGATTTATACTATTTAATAAAGGTACAATAAAATTGTTATAATAGTCAAGCATAGATATATACGTCTTATGTATATATTCAATATCGTAATACTTTTGTCTTTTAAAAGAATAAACTGATCTACTTTTTAAAACACTGTTTTCTCCCCCTATAACAACCTTATATTTTTCTAGAATTATATTGTAAAAAAATATACCTATCTTATTTTGTAAACAAAATAATTGAGGTTTATCTTTTAAAGCATATAGTTTTAGAAATTTATCCCTTGAAGTCTGGGGAAAATTATGAGGTACGTAATTACTCATATACTCTCTGTATAACCTTTTTATATGATTAGGGTCATCTAATTTATTCATATTTATAATTAAATTTTATTGTTTTAAATCAAAAATTTAAAATTGATTTAAAGAATATTATCATATAATATATAATAAAGATGTCAACTAAAACAACTGAAAACAAAATTATTGAAACACCTGTTAAAAGGGGTCGTGGAAGACCTAAAAAACTTCATACAGAACAAGACAAAATTTTAGCGAATCGTGCAGGTTTCAAAAAGTATATGGACAACGCTGAAAATAAGGCACTTCAACGTGCAAGATACGCAGCGTGGTTTACTAAAAATAAAGAGGCAATATACGCTCGTAGAAAAGCGAAGAGAGATGACAAGGCAGAAAAACAACGATTGGATATATTAGGGGAAATCCGGAAAGAAATCGCACACAACTAAAGATATAGTATATTTTAAAATAAAATCGCATTTTAAAATAATTATTTAAAAATAAAATTGAATTTTAAAATATACTATTTAAAGAAATATCAACTAATATAAAAGATGACAACTAAAACAGAAATTAAAACAGACATTATGAGTGTAAAAGACTATATGACTGAGGTTAATAGCATACTACTAAATAATACACCTTTGTATAAAGATATTATCGGCATTATCACAGACTTTTTATCCCCTATTAAGCAAACCTTTCAAGTAGGGGATAAAATTGATGATCGATATACTAAAGGCACTATTACAAAGGTATTAAAAACTAAAATCTACATTAACGATGACGGATACAAACCGATCAAATATGACAAAGACGGTAATCAATACTATACCAATCATTATTACGAAGAGTATTGGGGTAATTGTAAGCAAGTAAAGAAATATGTAAAGGTATATCCAAATATGAGATTTGATAACGAAAAAGAAAAAGATGACGAGAATAAGGAGTTTAAAGCAGGTAATTTTATTGTATGGAGTAGTACTTATGGGGGAGTATGCGAAATTAAATCTGTTAATAAGAAGAGTATTACCATTATCTGTAAAAGAGGATATGTTGAAACATTAACCATCAATAAATACTATGAAAAAGATGGAACGGCATATGTATCAAGATACGATAATGCGATTAATAAAGCAGGCAAACACATAAGAAAAATTAAACGAATATATCCAAAAGATACTAAGTAAATAATTAATAGATTTTTAAAATTATATAATTTTTAAAAATTTAATTATGACTTAAAGAAATATCAACTAAAATAAATTATGAACAAAATTACAAATAAAAATCTTGTGGTTAATAAAAAAGAGATGAAGCAAGAATTTTATCTACAACATGAAGCATACAAAAAGGGGAAAGAATTAGGACACGAATTCTATGTTGCTAAAGACACTAAAACAGGGGGTAAAGTAGTCTCATCGTTTAAAACAATCGATGATTTCTTAGAATACTTTGACAGACAAAAGACAAAGAACTTTTATGAGAAATTAAGACACGAAGAAAGACTAGAATACTATGATATAGATGGAAAGGTTGGAGAACATGATTATTGGGAAAATAATAAAGAGACAATATTAGACGATTTCTTTAAGGCAAGAAAAAACTGGATTCAAAATACAAATTATAACAACAAAATAATTGATCCAGAAAAAGATATCTTTTTATTAGAATCAAGAAATTTAAATAAAAAGAAAAGTTTTCATATAATTATTCGTAACGGATTTGTTTTTAGAAATATATCTGAACAGAAAGAATTCATGTCATCTTTTCATAAATATTTAAAAGACCTTGATACAGGTTTAATTATTGATTTAGCACCTTATTCAAATAACCAAGTATTTAGAACTATTGGAAGTTCTAAAATAGAGGCACATGATAGGGTATTAATTAGAAGTGATTATAATCAAAATTCCTTAAAGTGTGATAGAAGACTATTCTATATCAGTTATTTAGACCCTGAAATTAACGATTTTTGTATTAAACAAGGTGTAAATTTAAACACATCTTCAAAAGAAGGAATACGAAAATATTGTTTAAATTTTGTTAAGGGAGCAAAAGTAAAAGCAGAAAAAATATCTGTTCCTAAAGATAGAGAGCAAAATTTTAGTGAAAACGATTTAATTATGATGTTCGATAATTTAAGTAAAAAACGATGGGATGATAGAGGGGTCTGTATCAGTCTTATTTGGTTAGGTATTAAATACGGATTAACAGAAGACGATATTCACTTATTTTGTAAAAAGTCAGAGAAATATTCTGAGAAGTGGGTAGATAGTGTAATTAATCAATATGAAGACGATAAACTGAAATCTACTATAGGAACAGTTAAATACTTCTTAAGAGAAGATATTGATAAAGAAACTTATGATAAAGTTGTACCTAAAGATAAGACATATAGTGATATTATTAGTTTGCCAAAAAAAGATAGAACCAAAGATGATAAAAAATATTTAGAACAAGTATTACATAAGATTAATAAACGAAATATATCACTGTTAACAGACACTGATGGATTTATTGAGAGAAAAGATGATAAATTTGTTAAAGTTGATGATATAAACAACGGCAAAATTGTTGTTGTTAAGGCAGGATTAGGTAAAGGTAAAACAACAGCAACAGTTAATCATATTAATAGTTTTAGTTATGATTGTATTATTATATTAACACCACGAAGAACTTATGCTAAATCTACTTTATCAAGAGTTAAAAAAGAAATTAAACTACCAGATAGTGAAGAATTTGTTTTATACTCTGATGTTAAGGGTAGTATCAAGTCTAAATATATTATTATTCAAGTAGAATCTTTGTGTAGGTTTAAACATGAGTTTCAAAAGGAAAATACACTTGTTATTTTAGATGAAGTAGAATCTTTATTATATCAGATGACGTCACATAAGACACACGGAGCAAATCATGTGGAAAATTTAGAGATGTTTGAAACACTTATTAAGTATAGTAGCAAAGTCTTATGTATGGATGCTTTTATTAGTAACAAGACCTTAAAAGTTCTTAAAGATATTGATTGTAAATACAAGTATTTTAACTATACTAAACAGTTGGAAAAAAGAACTGCTATAAATCTACCCAAAAAGAATATGCTTAAAAATAAATTAATCAAGGACTTATCAGAAGGGAAAAAGTGTTATTTCTTTTGTTCTAGTAGAAAACAACTAACAGATTATTTCTTAACAGATATCAAGGCAGAATTTCCTGATAAAAAGATAATTGAATATCACTCTAAAAAAGTTAGTCTTGATTTAACTACTATTAACGATCAGTGGAAAGAAGCAGACTTGATCGTTTGTACTTGTACTATCACAGTTGGATGTAATTTTGACCTAGAAGATGTATTCAATAGTATTTATGTATATGCAAGTGCATGTTCTAGAAATCTGGTTCGTGATATTTTCCAATCTTGTTACAGAGTTAGACATATTATCGATAAGAAACTATATTTTTGTCTTGATACTAGACATAACGGTATGAATTTACCAACAAATATAGATGAAATTACTAAAACAATAAGTGACAAGGTTTCTTTTCACAAATCACACTACGAAAAGTTTTTAAAGATGGAATTCACAGAAAAAACTCCAAAGTGGGTTAAAAACTTGTTGATAACTAATATACACGAATCTAACATGAGTATTATGAATTTAGAACAATTATTTTATAAGTATTTGGAATTATGTAACTATGATATTAGTGACGAAGATGATGAAGAATTAGATGATTTGGATATTGATGATGTTAGTGATAATTTAGTATTTGAGGATTATCAATATGAAGATATACCTGAAATTACTTTTAGTCAAAGACAAGAATTATTAAAGAAAAAGAAAACTGAACCACTATCTGATATAGAAGAATTTACTTTAAATAAAAACTTTTTTCAAGCAACTCTAATCGTAGAAGGAAGAAGTAATATAAATAAGGACGACCAAATAAGTCTTTGGAACGTATATTGTAACTACGGTAAATCAAAATTTAGAAATTTATCATATGAAAAGGGTCTAAATCAAGGGACTTTAAGAATTTGTGATATAATTAGTGATAGTTTTCCAGAACTTGCTGATAATTTAAGCAGGAAATTAGAGGATATTATTGATATTACTAGACAATTCAAGTTAGACAATAGTCAGGATTTTAAAAGTATTGAAAAAGATACAATTGTTAATAATTTGGACTGGTTAAAAGAGAATAGTGATAGGTTTCATAGCAATTTTGGACTAAGAAATCAGAGGAAAAAAGGGTCAGAATTTACTTTAAGACAAGGGACTGATTTATTGTCTAAAATATTCAGTAGTTGGGGATACAGTAAAATTAAAAAGGGAAAACAGAAAAAAAAGAGAGAAAACGGACGAATTATTGATATTACAGATTATTTATGTGAAAACACAGAAGAAGTTGATGTTTATCAATATTTAGAAGGGAAATCAAAAAGGAAATATGAGAAAAAAGTTAGATTGCTTGAAAAAGGGGTTTTACCGCTATAAAGTTTGAGAAGAAGATTGTTTTTTATACTATGATTACAGTATAAAAAAAAGTTTAAAACTGTAATCAGTTTGGTTTTTAGGTGTTCCTCCATAAGTAAAATTTACTATATAAATTTTACTTATGGAGGAACACCTTTATTTTAACCTCATCTCACCTTGATTTTGAAATTCTCCCTTTTATTTTTTGTGTTCCTCCATAAGTATTTTTTTCTAAGAGATATTAAAAATTAGATGATTTGTGTTCCTCGATAAGTATTTTTTTCTAAGAGATATTAAAAATTAGATGATTTGTGTTCCTCCATAAGTATTTTTTTCTAAGAGATATTTTTTTACAATAATTAAAAAAAAATAAGTATATATAAAAGTAACGATGGAAAAAAAACCATCAAGTAAACAGACTCTTATTAACAAAATCAAACGTGAAAAGGGTATTACGAAAGGATTATCTAAATTATCTGTAAAAGAATTGACTGAATTTGATAAAACTGGAGCACATGCATCAAATTTCTTGATGTCTGTTGGTGTTTTGAAAAATAAATCTGATAGAAGAGATATATTGAAATTAATTACTAGAAAAAGGTTAGTAGAACTTGTTGGTGAAATTAGAATTAAAGACTATAGTAAATTGAAACATGATGATTTAGTCAATCTTATAGCAGATAAACACTGGTCTTCTTTTCATAATTTATGGTTGAATAAAGCAAAAAAAGACAAAAAATTCCTCCCTGATACATATTATTCAAAAAATAAGGTTAAAAAGACTGTAAAACCTAAAGTTGAAAAAAAAGTTGAAGAAAAGAAGGAAGAAAAGAAGGAAGAAAAGAAATCTACCCTTGTTATGCCTACGCCTGAAAAAAGAACACTTTTTGATATTGATACTGAAAAAATATTTGCTAATAAAGGGTTGTCTCTAGCAAACGAACGGAAACCACCAACCAAGAAACAAGAAGAAGAAGCAACAAAATCAGTTAAAAAGGCACTAAAAGATAATCTTGATTTAGAAAAAAGTAACTCCTTCATCACCAAATTGTTTACTAATATGCGTAATAGTCCAACTTTCTATAAAAAAAATAAAGATGCTATTGATAAAATTTCAAAGGTAGGTAAAATTATGGGAAAACCGTGGATTGGAAAATAATAGAAGATATTTAAAATATATACTAATAATAAAACACATGTCAGATTTACAAAAATTGAAACGAACTGACTTACTTAAAATAGCACAGAAAGCAAAAATAAAAGGGTATTCTCGTGCTAAAAAAAAGGAACTTATTGATATGATTAATAAACACAAAGATGTTGATGTAAAAGTAAAAGATAAAAATAAAAATCCAACTGATAATAGAGTATATGTAAATATATATTGTAGCGGAGCACAAGTTGATACTTCTGGCGCACCAAAGACACATAAATATATTACAACAACAAGTAATCAATCTCAACAAACACAACCACAACCACTAGGTAAAAAACCGGTACGTAAATTTGCACCAGTTCAGACAACAAAACCACTACAAAAAATACCAGTACAAAAACTATCAGAGAAAGCAGAAAAACTAAAAGAAAAGACAAGTAGAGAGTTAAGTAAATTACCTAAAAGTCAAATATCATCAGACTTCAAAAATAAACTTGCTGGATTATTTGGAAATAGATAAATATAAAAAGAATAAATATAAAAATAAAACTAAAAATTTATTATCTTTACTAATAATAAATTATGGATAATACAAATTTTATGGATAATATTACTGATGCACAATCTTTACTTGATGACGCTAAAGAGAGTATTCCAGAATCTCTATATCTAACTTTATCTAATATTCATAAAAAATTATACGATCATAACCAAATAAATACTTATATAGTAACATATATTGATTTCTGTGTTGAAAGACCTATGGAAGACATCTATAAGATACATAATAAAGTTAAAAAACAATATATTACCTTATCTGATGAAGGTTTTAATATTTATCAGGAAAAAAAAACAGAAGCACTTGAAAAGACTGGTTATTATTTACCTAGTCTTGGTTGCCTATTTGGATTAGACTTGGGAAGACTTGTAACAAACCCTATGATAGATTTATATAGTAACTGTTGTAATTCTGGTGACTGTGAAAATTGTGAGTGTGAAAATAGTGGAACACATGAAATTAGTCTTGATTTTGATATTAGAATTCTGGATATTAAAAAAATATAAATATATTATTTTTCATAAATATAATTTTTTTGTTTTAAAAAAAAAATATATTGTATTAAATAAAATAACATGGTTAAAAAAATCAAACTTTCCGATCAAAAAATTATTGATGAATCCAACAGAGAACCTGAACCTGAAGTGGTTGTTGATGATGCCCCTGTAAAAAAGGTACGACAGAAAAGAGCAAAAAAATTTATAGTTGAAGATGTCGAAGAAGTTGAAGAGAAAACTGATGAGAAACCTACAGAGAAACCTGTTAAAAAGAAACGTGCACCAAGTGCATATAATCTTTTTGTAAAGGAAACTATCCCAAAACTCTCTCATATTCCACCTAAAGAAAGATTTGCGGAAGTTAGTAAATTGTGGAAAAAACAAAAAGAACAAAAAAAGTAAATATATTGATAATAAATAAAATATGATTTGTCCAAAAAAGGAGGAAACTAAAGATGACATCGAACTACAAAGGACTGATACACCTGCTGATAGAAGGGTTATACGTTGGCATAGTTGCTGTCTAACATGTGACAAGGACTTTGTTGAATACTTTGTAAAATATTTCTTATTATGTGGATTGATGTTATTCTTTTCAGTAGAACTCCACTTATCTGAAAAGTGTGAATCAGACCAGTTATATACTGGATTATTGACTCTTATAATAGGAATAGCACTACCAAATCCTAGATTAAAATAATCAAATAATTTTATATTGATATAATATAAAATATGCCTAAGGACTTAATACTAGACTTGGATAACATAGATACAGAAGTGGATGATACTCCTGCCATAGAGCAAATATACGACTATATTGTGGTTTTCATAAAAGACGCCGAAAAATTAAAGGGATATAAAGGTGATGCTAAGAAATTCTTCGTAAATTCAAAATTAAAAACAATATTACCACGTGAAACATGGGATAGATATGAACCAATTATTGATAAGGCAATAGATTTTATTGTTATGCTATCGTCACATCCAGAGATACTTGAAGAGGTCAACAAAGTAGTTAAGAAGTGTTGCCTGCCATGTATTCAAACTATGAGTGATAAAGTATGTTGTAAAAAATAATATATTGACTAAAGACAAATATGGGTTGTTTATTATCAAAACAAACACGAGATGACGATTTAATTGAGACAGAAATCAAGTTAGATTGGGGTTCAAATATATATTCTGACGAATATATAAAGAACGTATATAAAACTGAATTAAATTCAAAACATAAATTTTGTTAAAAGCATAAATATAGAAAAAAATATTAAAATTTTTATAATATTGTATTATAATAAAAACATGACAGAAATACAAATTAATAAATTGAAAAAGAGAGATATTGTTACTCAATTAGAAAAACTAGTACCAATATCAAGACCATCACTACTAAAATTATCAAAAAAAGAGTTAGTAGAACTACTAAAAGAAAAAATAGATAGTCAATCTGAATCTAACTCAGTGAAACAACCTATATCTAAAACTGATACTAAAAAAGTTAAGTCTAAAAGACCAAATAAAAAACGTCTTTTGGATTTTTCAAGTGACGAAGAAGATGATGAAACACAAGAAATTATAGAAACTATTCCTCCTGAAAAAGAACCTGTAAAAGATGTGATTGATCAAGTTCATGATACACAAGTAGCAAAAAAAACGAAACCGAAAACAAAACAAAAAATTCAGAAAATACAAATTGACGATGAAGAATCAGAAGAAGAAGTAAAAGAACCAGAAGTAAAAGAACCAGAAGTAAAAGAACTTGAAGTAAAAGAACTTGAAGTAAAAGAACCAGAAGTAAAAGGTGAGAAGACTAAATTGATGAAAGAAATCAAGGCAGAGATTAAAAATCTTATGAAAGACTTTTCTAGTAATATTTCCAAAACTATTCTAGAATTCAAAAAGACAGAAGACCAAACTACACTAATAGATACACATAACGAACTAAGGTCAGAATATGAATCAGAAGTCAAACTTATTCTGGATGAAAACAAAAGCAAGGTTACTGATGCTTTACTTGACTATGTAGATAGTCTATTTACTACGCAATTTAATCGTGTAGATAGATTATTGTAGATAATTATTTTTTTATATATTTACTATATATAAAAATCATGAGTATTAACCAATACACAAACGGAAATAAAAGACTAGATTTTTATTGTGATAACCTAAACGCTGAATTTTTAAAATTAGATAACCTAGACGTTGAAAATTTAACAGTTGGTACAATAACATCTGGATCATATTCTACTATTCCTGAAGGTAGTTTTTCACTAGACCAGACTGGACTACAAGTAAACGACTTATTCACATCAAAAAAAATAGTAAATTCTGGAGAAATAGTAGCTTCTGATACAGCAAATATAGATACTACTATAAAAACTGATAACATACAAACAGACTCTGGTATATGGTCAAAATATAACCTTTCGTTAAACGGATCAATAGTAACTAATTACTTATTTCCGTTTCTTAACGTATATCTACCAACACGAACTGACGAGTGGACATATAAAATTAGTTCAAACTTTGTAGGACCTTTCGGAAAAACTATGATAAATATCAAAACAAGAGGATGGTTCACAAGACGACTATATCAAGGTAAAGAACTTATAGTAATTGTTGCTACAGCAGGGGAAGCGTTATTAGACGATTCAAAATTAGCATCTATAAAAGGATCAGCAAACCCAACACAAGCGACAGGTTTAAATCCTTATCAAGATATTAAACATAGTATTATGTTACCGTTGTCGAACGTTGAATTTTTAGATTCAAACACCTTTAAGGTTAGATTCAAACATGTTAACGGTGCTTTATGGCGAGACCCTTTTGTAGGTCAAATTGATAATATAGAAATAAATCTAGATATAAATTTTATAACAAACTTCTAAATTTTTTATAATATATTTAGTTATTATAAAATATGTCAATCAACCACTATGCATATCCTAATATAAATCCAAGACTGGATTTAAACTGTGACTTATTAAAAGCTAATAATATTGAAGCAGAAGATTTAGATTGTACTAATCTGACAGTCTCAAACCACTTAGTTTTTGACACTTTAAAGGTAAAAAACACGACGACAGAAATAAGTATATTTAATAATATAATACCTATAATTTACGGTGTAACTAATACAGAATCTGATATAGTAGAAACAGGAAACTTTACTAATTTCAATTTAGTAACGGCAGACAATATAGAAATAGACTCTGGTGTGTATAATTTTACAAATACAAAAAGTTATTTAAGTTATTCTAGTCTGTCTGAAATAGTTACATCAATAACTGTTAGTCCAATAGTTAACCTACAATTACCAGTAGTAGACGATAACGATTGGAGATTTTCTATGACAGCTATTGAAAGATTTTCTGAAATTCCATCAACATCTGCTAACAGCACAGTATATTCTATAAAAGGAAACGGAGGTTTTACTGGGACTCCAGCATATCAAACTAGTTACTTAGAATTTAGAATAACTACACCAATTACTTTAACAACTCTTAGTAAAATTATTTCAGCCACAGGATTTGCCCAGTGTTCTTTTGTATCTGCACAAAGTCAGTATGCTTTAACAGATTGTCTAATTAGTGGACAGGAAATAATAGTTAGATACGGAACAGTTCAAAACAATATATATTTTCCAGCAAATATTCCTGTATATTTTGATTTTGATATTAATTTTGTTAAATAATATATTTAGTTATTATAAATCATGTCAATCAATCACTATGCTAATCCGGAAATAAATCCTTTATTAGATGCATATGTTAAAGATATAGATGTCCATGCTCTAGAATTCGATACTTTATCAGTAGAAGACATAGATGTATCTGATACTACAAAAGCAGGTTTAACTTTTGTCTCTTTTGGAGTAACTGTTTTTGATTCTAATAGTTTGTCTACAGATAAAGATATTCAATCACAGAGTATTAATACTGTCTCTTTAGAAACTGGTAGTATGACTATAGATAATCAGCTTTCATGTTCTGATATTAACGCAGAAAAGGGTATTAATAATCCCAAAAATATTTTTCTCGACGAAGTAGTAGAAATTGTCGGTCAAGGATATATTATAGGTTTTAAAAACGTTATTTATAATCAATTACCACAATATGATTCTTTTTGGAGATATATGAAGACATATAACACACAAACTATTATAGATAATATATTAAAACCAGTCACTACTATTAGGTTAAATATATATGCAACATCCCTAGCTACTGTTCCAACATCTCCTATTGATTTTGGATTCACTATTTACGATCCAGATATATTTTCTAATATATCATGTAAAATTATATCTTTGGAAGGGTCTTGTAGTAATATCTACGACCTTGACGATATTGCTACTGTTGGTCCAGTAAGATGGAATACTTCAATTAAAAAGTGTACTATTAGTTCAGGGCAGATTGAAGTATTATACGGTGATGTCAATCCAGGTTTATATCCAGCAAGTAAACCAATCTATTTTATACTTGATATATCATACACAACAAATTAAATTAAATACTTTTATATATATGTTTACTATATATAAAATAATATGTCGATAAACCAATATACTCGTGGAACTAAAAGACTCGATTTTTACTGTAAAAATTTAACAGCAGAAAAATTAACCGCTGATGAGATCAAGGTTGATAATCTTGAAGTAATAGATACTATTAAGAGTGGTGAATTCACTTCGACTAATCCAAGTAATCTATTAATAGACCAGACAGGTCTTACTATTAATAACGTAATAGGACAATCACTCGTAAATTCAGGAAGTGTAATATCACAAAACACAACGGTAACAGGTCTTACAAACACATCAGGTATTCAAACAAGCACAGGTGTATATACAAATAATAACAAGACTTTTGTAGGTGTTGCTGCTACAGATAGAGTGACTCCGTCTTTTAATATTGGAGCGTATAGACAAGTCCCAAATTGGAGATATAAAGCAAATTATAATACAGTAATTACTACAAATTTACCGAATTCAAAACCGCTTTTAAATATAAAAGTTCATGGTTTCTTTGCTAGAACTAGTTATGTATCAGGTTCAAACGAAATAAGAGTTAGAGTAAGTTCTCCTAATCTTGAAGAGTTCTTTAACGCCGAATTAGTATCTATTAAAGGTTCTGCAAATCCTTACCTAGCAACAGATTCAACAGGTCAAATTAAGCACCCAATATTACTCGCAACATCTGATGCAACCTTTTTTACAACATCAATTTTAGAAGTACGTTTTCCTGTAATTAACCCAGCCTTATGGTATCCACTAACACCAATTGGTACTATAGATGATGTAGCAATTAATCTAGATATATATATTAAATTAAATTAAAAATATCTGTTAATAATAAAAAGACATGTCGATAAATCACTATGTCTACCCAAATATAAATCCTAAATTGGATTTATACTGTAAATTATTAAATTGTGAAAACCTAACAGTAGACGACTTAGACTGTAAAGATTTGACAGTAAATAATTTTTTAACGTTTAATACTTTAAAAGTCGAAAATTCTACTGTCGACATAAATACATCTAATAATAAAATACCACAAGTATCATCTACAAATCTTGATTTATTTGTCCTTTCAACCGATGATCTTATAAATCTGGGAACTGTTAATACAGGTTTAGTTCGTGCTACAAAAGGAGTTTATAACATAGCAAGAAGTAAAACATATTTAAATTATACGGATATAGAAACAGCTGGAATTATTTTTACTCCTACTAAAAATATAACTACACCAATAGATTTACAAGATTGGAGATTATCTATAACCCCTATTGAAAAAACCTTACTCGCGGCTCAGTTTGTACCATCTACAGTTTATTCTATTAAAGGAAATTGTAGTTTTACAGCTACACCAGCATACGAAGATTATTTTACAGAATTTACAATAGATTTACCCTTTTTATCTGCTAGTTCTCAGGAAGTAGCAGCAATAGGTTTAGCACAAAGTCCGTTAAGTGAAATTGAAAGTCAGTATGCCTTAACTAATTTTAGTATAAATCCATCAGGTCAATTAGTACTTCAATATTATTTACAATTAAATAACGCAAATTTTCCAGCAAATCTACCAATATATTTTGAATTTGATTTATCTGTAATTTTATAAAATATTTCTTATTAATAAAATACTATGTCTGTAAACCACTTTGCTATCTCTAGCATAAATCCAAAATTAGATGCTTATGTAAAAAATATAGAAGCAGATACTCTTAATTTTGAAAATTTAACAGTCACTGATATAGATGTAGAAAACACTACAAAAGCATCCTTATATAAAACCCAAGGGAGTACAACATCTTTCAACATCGGTACTTTTAATACTAGTAAACAAATAGTATCAAATATAGTCCAAACAACAAATACAAACTTAGATGAATTAATAGTTCAAAATAATATATCTTGTGAAGAATTACAAACAAGTGTTGGTATATGGAATCCAACTAATATATACATAGGTAATATAAACAATATTCTAGGTGCTAAATTAACAAATTTTATTAATTGTTTTCCAGATGATGCAACAGCATACGATGCTTTTTGGAAATTCAGCACTATCAAACACGAACAGACCACAGTCAATTCTATTTTAAGACCAGTTACAACAGTTAGATGTAACGTTTATGCCAGAGCACAAACTATAGTCCCACCACCATCTAAATTTTTTGGATTTACTCTTTTAGACCCAGCAATTACTGTAAACTCACAGATAGTTAGTATAGCAGGATGTTGCCAGGCGTTAGTAGCTACATCTTCACCGTTTTTTGCCCCTGTTAGATGGATGACAGGAATAGATAAAACTACAATTGGAAATACAGCTATTAACGTAAGATTTGGTAACGTTTCCGATACAGCACCTAATTATCCTTCAAACGAAATTTTATACTTTCAACTAGAAATATCTTATGTAAATATTCCTGCTTAAATTAATTAAAGACTTTTATATTTCTAGAAATATAAAATTAGATACAAAAAGCGTTTTTCTCACTTATTATGACTGGTTGTTTAACACCTGACGATGTTAATTTAATACAAAACCACCTACTTTTAAGGTTTAAGCATCTATTGATAAGGTCTTTATCAAAAGATTGGTATTCTGCAAGGTATTTTTTAATAGCTCTAGTGTTTGACTTTGGAAATAATACTATACTTGTTGCTTCGTTGAGCATCCTCCTAGATTCATGATGGTTTGTAATTAAGTGAGATACGTTAACTAACGATGTTTTTGTATGTCTACCACACTCTGCTATATTGTCTCTCATACCCTCAATAGCTTTTCGTACACCCTTCGGTTGTATAGTACCTATATCATCAAATAGTATAATACTATCTTCTAGATCATCAAGGGGCATCCCTTCACTAGCAAGTTCATCTACATCCAATCGTTCAGGTTCTAACCTATCAAGTACTTGGTCTTCGTCTACACTTGATACTATATAAAACGGATTATTTCTATGTTCTTTTAATTTCAAATAATTTTTAACATATTGTGCCGCAAAAGTAGATTTACCACTCCCAGATACACCACAAATTAAAACTTTTTCTACAAAATTCTTATTTGGTATAACCTCAAATTTACCACCGTTCCTTAAAGTAATTTTACAATTTCTTTCTTTTAGTAACTCTACCAAGTCATAAAATATTTTAGTCAATCTTTTAGAGTCTGGTTCAAGACCTGATTTAAGAGCACTGTCTAGTTCTTCTTTGTCACTATCTGATAAATTTAAACTATTAATAACGTTTTTAGGAACATGTGCTATTTCAGGTTTGTATGGATTCAAATAAAGATATGATTTATCTTCAGTACCCCCTCTGACTTTTGCTATTGGATTCAGACCAATACGTTTAGTTTTTGATAAAGTGAAACTCATATTATTTATACTATACCAATATATTTATTTTCATAAATATAAAATACAGAATATTTTTGTAATTATATTTATTATATTGGTATAGTATAAATATGACTGAACTAAATTCTATGCTATCAGGAGATTATTCTAGTTTTCCAGTTAATACTGTACAGACTGAATTTAAAAAACTCTATGGTAAATCTGCTATGGAAACCGAAACGAGTGACGAACAACTTTGGGAAATTGATAACCAAGGAAAAGTCTACAGGATTGCACAACCTATTAAATCAAGAGGAGTACCTTTTGGATATACACCAGTTTGGACATGGGGACAGGCAGTTCAACCAATTCCAAAATCTGGTATGAGACCATCTTTAACTGGAGGTGTAAATCAAATACCCCCTGCCGTTATTAAAGAAACAAGACAGTGGAGAGGGTCTGACCAGTCGATTGAAGGTGCTATTGCACGAAACGCTTGGGTTAGAAACGTCGCTTAATTAACTAATTAAATTTTATATTTACTATAATATAAAATATGTCTAATAACAATCTTGGTATACCTTTTGAAAACAAACACTTTACAGCAACACTAACAGGTAAAGGTTTTGATTCAACTATATTAAGAGCAGAAAATATATCACTATCTGGAAAAGATATAAATACAATAACAGAAAATAAGTGTAATATAATTGCCTATGAAAATCTACATGAATATACAAATATAGATCAAGTTTTAGGACAATACGGTGCATGTATCATACTATATCAACTAACAGCAGATTACGGTCACTGGGTAAGTATTTTTAAGGTTGATAATAAAACTTTAGAGTATTTTGATTCCTATGGACTTAAAGTCGACGGAGAACTTAAATTTTCACAAGAACATCTTAGAATTCACAAAGGAGTTATAACACCTCACTTAACTGCTCTTATTCATAAATCAGATCACGGTTATAAAGTTATTTTTAATAATATTGCTTTACAGAAACTACGTAAAGACGAAAATACCTGTGGTCGTTTCGCTGCCTTAAGAATAAGACTTAGAAATATACCTCTCCATATATTTCAAGACCTTTGTACAAAAAACAAGTGTTATAATCCTTCTTTTTGGGTATCTGCGTTAACTTTATCATATTCTGGTTTTGAGAATTTTTAAAAAGAATAAATATAAAAAAAATTATTATCTTTACTTATAATAAAATATGAACAAATTAGAAAATACTTTGATGTCACATACAGAAGTACGCCCTGGAAACCCCAATTTAATTGAAAGTAGTCTTAATAACGTGAGACTACACTACAATCTTAATAATACGACTCTTCAACCTAAAATAGC